GTAGAACACTTTGTGGCTTCCCACGATCTAGAAGTCCGAGATCACATGGAAGTTCAGAAAATTATTCAAAAGCATGTTGACAACGCCGTGAGTAAGACTATTAACATGCCAAAAAATTACCCAGTCAAAAAGATGAGCGAGCTTTGGCTCGAGTACCTTCCACATCTAAAAGGCACTACTTTTTATAGGGAGGGGAGTAGAAAATATGTTGATAAAGACGGAGTGGAACACGAACCACCTTTGGTTCCGATTTCCTTAAAAGAAGCTAAAAAACTTTTTAAAGAGACCCAGGCCAAAGAAGAAGCTGCGCACACAGATGATTGCCCCGGTGGAGTTTGTGATATCTAATGGAGCTTAAAGAGAAAAAAGTCTTAAGTTTTATAAGAAGAGCCGAGGTAGTCGCGAGTAACTCCCCCGACCAAGAGACTAAGGTAGGGGCAGTTTTGGTTTCTAAGAAAACAGGTTCTGTAGTCTCAGAGGGCTATAACGGGTTTGTTCGAGGTGCTCGAGATTCGGCCATCCCTAAAAAAAGACCCCATAAATACGAATTCATGATTCATGCAGAAGCTAACTTAATCTGTAACGCTGCTAGAAACGGAGTCTCTACTGACGACTGTTTTGTAGTTCAAACCCATAGTCCTTGTGTTCACTGCGCACGACTTTTGCACCAATGCGGGATTGACACCGTCTTTTACAAAAACTACCACCCCGGAAGTAATGCAATAAAAACTTTAGGGGACCTTGAACTTCAGTATACATCTTACGGTAAATATACTAGAATCTTAATAAGGCCAACGAAAGTAACAAGATTGGTAAATAACTTATGGCAACAGTTCAAAAAAATGAAGTCGTAACTCTCAGAAACGACGATAATAATATCTCCAATACTTACGTAGTTTACGAAGTTTTTGAAGACAAAGCTTTGCTATCCCACCCCCTTTTTGAAGAATGTTTAAGAGAAGTTAACATTGAGGACCTAAATACAGTAGCCCCCACAGTAAAAGATTCTACAGAACGGGGTTTAGATTTTGCAAAAAGAAACCTGAATTACTTAGATTATAATACGTCGGCGGACCTAGAAGCTCTTTGTCTATATTACGTGATGCGTAGGAAGTTAACTCCGCGGCAAAAGGGAATCTTGGCCTCTATTTGCGGAACTATCGCATCTATCAAAACTAACAATAATGTGCAGCAAGCAATGGATATCGTGAAAAAGAATGATGCAGTATTAGACGAGTTTAACGCAATGTGGTACCGGAATTTCAGTGGCCTTTTTTCTGGGGTCCAACCTATTACAAGTAAAAAACAGCGATCAGCTATTTTTAACATGGCAGGCTTTGTTATGGCAGAGTTGAGTAACCCAGTTATTTCTAAATAACTTTATTGGAGATTTAATGGCTAAAAAGTATACTAAAACTCAGATTAAGTACTTGAAGACCTTAAGGGCGTTAGGGACGTCACCAAAACTTATGGTCTCCAAGTTCAATAAACGATTCAAGACCAGAAAAACTGCTAAAGCCTTAAAGGACGTTCTAAAGACCATCCCTACTGCAAAAAAAGAAGTTGAGAGGGATGGGCCCAAGGTGCTAATTTACGACATTGAGACCGCACCGTTGATGGGCTACGTATGGGGTCTTTGGGAAAATAATGTTGGGTTAAATCAAATTTACTCAGATTGGCACGTCTTAAGTTGGAGCGCTAAATGGCTAGGAGACCCTCCAAATAAGGTCATGTATATGGACCAAAGGAAAGCCAAAAATATTGAAAACGATAAGGATATCTTGGAAGGTATTTGGAAACTATTAGATGAGGCAGATATAGTTGTTACGCAAAACGGGAAGAGTTTTGACAATAAAAAGCTGAATGCCCGGTTCATTATGCAAGGGATGCAACCCCCCTCGAGCTACCGAAATATCGATACCAAGATCTTAGCTAAAAGACACTTTGGGTTTACGAGCAACCGACTAGAGTACATGACTGACAAACTGTGTAAGAAGTATAAAAAACAGAAACATGCAAAGTTTTCTGGGTTTGAACTGTGGAAAGGGTGTCTGAACGGAAATCTAGCAGCTTGGAAAGAGATGGAAAAGTACAATAAATACGATGTTCTATCTCTCGAGGAGCTTTATAATATCCTAGAACCTTGGGATAACGGAATTAACTTCAATATTTACTCAAACTCCACCGAACACGTATGCAAGTGTGGTAGTACGGATCTAAAACGGAATGGGTATTTTTACACCAATGCTGGTAAGTATCAGAGATATAAATGTAGAAGTTGTGGAGCCGAGTCTCGAGATTCTAAAAACATCCTATCCAAGGAGAAAAGAGGAGCACTACTGAGACCCACGTCTAAAACTAGGTAACTTTTTATGTTTACCATTTTTAGAGATCTCGGTAGCATTGAGTCGTAGGTAATTGGTTTTTTATTAGGAGGAAAACATAGATGCAGGTAACATTCGATCTCCAAGTCGGGGAGCAAACATTTAAGATTACAGAAACAGTAGAGAGTAACATTGATTTTTTTAAGAAACTCTCTTTTTACGCAGACCTACCAAAAGTGGGACCTAACGGAGAGACCGACCTAAAGTTGGTTTATAGAAATCCGAAAGGTTACGAGTATTACTCAATTGTTTCTGAACAAGCCGGAATGGAACTGAAATTTGGAGTCCTTCAAGACGCAAACGGAGGACTTTTCAAAAAAAGTTGGGAACCTCTTTTCAAAAGTGCTAATACCACTTCTGGTGCAGGAGTAACTACGAATGCTGGATTAGGAGCCCCTACCCCAACCCCCACTCCCCAACAAACTACCCCAGCAGTAGACCCAACTACAGGAGTTACTGGTAGTCCTCAAGTAACGACTAATGTGGCAGAGACTCCGTCACCAGTAGAACAACAAGCGAGTGATGTACTAGCTAAGTTTGGGATTCAGTAGGGAGAAAAAAATGAGTGATTCAAATAAAAATGCAAATAGACGGTATGTTGGTAAAGTGCGAGAGCAACAAGGACAATACGGAGCTTTTAGTAAAGTTCAAATCGATAACCCCACTCCGACTAAACTAGATAAGAGTACTAATACTCAAGTCCAAGACCCGTACCATAAAGGGATGCTTCTTTGGCTAGACCACGAAACGGGTAAAAAGTATCTTGTTAAACAACTATCAGTTCGAGGCGTCTCAGAAGCTGCTCGGAACGCAGGGTTCCTTCAATCCCTTAGCATCGATTTGGATAATTCTTACGAAGTACAAGAACTAAGTTAATAAAAGTCAGTAACAAAACTAGCAGGAGAAACAGAGTGCAGTTTTATCGTTTAATTAAGCCCTCATGGGCTCAGCCGACTCTCGCGAATGGGGAGAAGAACGAAGCGTTCGTTAAGACCATTGACGGTCCTAATGTTCTAGAGGGTTGCACTTTCTCCAAGGAGTTTTTACAAGAAAAAAACAAACTAGGATACCACGTATACTTTTTCCCTAACCACCCCTCAAAGGACGTCTATAAAGAGGGGGTTAGGTATTTAAGTGGAAAATATATCGACACTTTTAACTACGTTTTTGTCGATATGGACTTAAAAGATAAAGAGTATTCCTCCAAAGAAGAGTTTTATGAAAAACTCTCCTCCTTTACTCTACCTCCCACAATGGTCGTGGACTCCGGAAACGGGGTTCACGCCTATTGGCGGGTAGAGGACCTAACGAGATCCCAGTACGTGGTGACCCAATTAGCCCTTTTAAACTATTTTAAAACGGACGAGTCGGTATGGACAGTTTTACAGCCCATGCGAGTTCCTACTTACTTCAATACAAAGAAGCATGATCAATATATCCAACCCAAAGTCTTAGAGAAGTTTTCTAGCGGAACTACGTATAAGATAGCTGATTTTCCTAAAACTTTGTTCCAATTAGAAGAGAAAATACTAACCAAGGCCCAAAACCATATTGCCCGTTTAGAGGGCAGAATGGAGATAGATCTTGGAGAAGGTGTAAATGTTGACGAGTTGCCCGATGAGTTTGTAGAGCTTATGGAAAAGGATTCTAAGGTTAAGGATATATTTTACGACCCAAAGGGTTCTGTAGGGGATAGGTCCTCAGCTGACATGAAACTTGCAAATATTCTTTTCAATAAGAAATTTGACATTAAACAAGCTTTGGCAGTTTTGTCTAATACACAAAAAGCATTGGAAAAAGGACCACACAGAGTGGACTATGCGCAGTTGACAGTTTCTAAAGTTTACTCTGATAGACCTAAGAACAAATTTCAAACTGTTAGCGAGTTTCTGAACCAAGCCGAGGAGAGCGCTTCTGAGCCCCAAGTTTTAGGCCCTCATTATTTGGATTATGGTGTGCTAGGGGAGCCTTGGCGTAAAAAAGAGTTACTTGCCCTTTTAGCTGGACCAGGTGTGGGTAAGACTGCCATGGCCATGAATATTGTTCGGGAGATCATCCAAAACAATCCCCATAATGATGATGTTTTTGTTTTCTTTAGTTTAGAGATGACTAAAAAACAAATTATCAATCGCTGGGTTAAGTTAGTAGGGGAAAATTCAAAATTAGCAGATAGGCTATACGTAGTTGAGAATAAAGGACCAGACGGACTCCCAACTAACCTAGGACTGCAAGAAATTTACGAATACTGCAGTGAGTTAAAACAGGCGACGGGGAAAGGCATTGGAGCCCTGGTTATTGACCATTTCCATATTATCAGTTCTCATATTAATGTAAATAAAACCCCTAATTTTGGAATTTCGGCGGAACAGGGCACGGGATGGGGAGATGTTCAAAACTTGTCTCTCAATGCTTTAGCGACTCAACTCAAAGCTTTAGTTAAATCCCTGGACACGTTCGGGATTATCCTGTCCCAAACAACCAAAGAAAAAGGCGTGGGAGACCTCCCTATCGGAAAAGACGGAGCATACGGGGTATCTCAGTTTGAGTGGATTATGGATAGAATAATTTCTATCTGGCAACCTTTGATGCGAGTGCAAAGTGAGTGCGCTGTTAAGTTTCTAGCATACCAATACTCTAAGATTCGTGAAAAACATTCTAAGGATAGAATTTTCGAATATGATCCCAAACTTTTGACTTATGATATGGCTTCTGGTAATCTAAATGTTACAACGGAAGAGGATTATCAACTTTTCATGGAGTTTTTGCCTAGAGCTAATGAGGCAAGAGAAGCCTTAACGAAGAAAACGTCAGATGCCTACTCTATCCAGATTAACCTAGAGGAGTTAGATGCTGTAGTTGAAAAATTACGGGTAGTTAAATGAGAGCCAAGTATAATCTTGTCGACACAGAGGAGAAATTAAGAGAGCTAGACAAAATCCTCATGGATGGAAATAAAGCTCGTTATAACTTATTAGCCTACGATACGGAGACCAACGGTCTTAGATTACACAAAACTACTGTGGTAGGTTTTTCGATCTCTTTTGATTCGGAAATAGGTTATTATATTCCTCTTTTGAAATGGGTTCCTGACGAAGCTAGCAGAAAAAAGAGAAGAGTAGATAAAGTCGAGTACTCGTCCTGTATGGAGGGGAAACTCCAATGTGTCTGGACTGGAGAAGTCTTTGACGAGTTCGTGACTCCCAAAGAGTATAACCTCAAGGGACGGTACCCGGTTATTCCCGCTCTTTTAGAGAGGTGGCTGTGTTCCACGAACTTGGTCATGTTTAACGCCCCTTTCGATATTAACATGACTTACATAACTACCGGAGTTGACTTAAAAAATAATCTACTTGGGGATCTGGCCCTACTTTTCCATATCCTTGATGAAAACAACCCCATTGCGTTAAAGAGGCGGTTAGAGCGCTATAAAGATGTTTTCGGAATAAACCCCCACGTAATGGCAGCGGTAGAGAAAAAAGAACTCGACAAGTCCATTATTGAGAACGGTGGCAAACCCGGAATGGTCTGGAGAGCGGATCTGGGTTTTCAATCTAAGTATGCCTGTGCCGATACCTTTTATACATACGGAATGTGGGCAGCGGCCCTCAAAGAGTTCCAAGAAGAGTTTGGGGAAAAAGGTTTAAAATGGTTTTTCGAACAAGAAGTGATGCCGGTATGCAAGGAAGTAGTAGTGGAGATGAAACGGCGCGGCGTTTACATTGATGTTGAGCATTTTCAGAAACTTTCCGATCAAAACGAAATTAAGCTAAAAAGCTTGGAAGACGAAATTATCGAAACTTTAGAATCACGTGGGTGGTTGCGGGGTTTTGAGTTAGGAAAGAGTTTAGAGGACGCTGTTAGCAATCAGCGGTTTATTAAGAAAGTTATAGAGCTAGAAAACCTTAGCATACCCAAAAAATTAGACAAGAAGACGCAGGTATGGAAAGAGTCTCTCTCCAAAGCTGTTGTTAAAAAGGAGTACGAAGCAAATCCCCATTGGGTCTGGGGCTATATTCTAGGAGAGGATGAGTTAAAGTATTCTGACGAGAAGGTGCAAGTTATTAAACAGGGACTATACGAAGAGGTAACGAAGAGGAGACATCGGTTTAATATCGGATCTCGAGACCATTTAGTTTGGCTATTTTGCGACATTTTGGGGATTAATAAAGCTAAACTGCCCCAAACAGACGCCGCGACTAAAGAAAGCCCGAAACCCTCCATCGATGCTGACGTTTTAAAAGACTTCATGTTACCCAAGCATCCGTGGGTAGCTAAGCTACTAACCTACCGTAGGTTGGCGAAACTGCAATCTACGTATATTAAACCCGCTTTAGAGTTGAATATTGATGGGTGGATGTATATGGACATGAAGCAGAACGGAACCACTTCGGGGAGATTTTCTTGCTCTGGGGGGTATAACCTCCAAACTCTACCTCGAGTGGATGACGAAATGGAGTCCTTAGAGGCTTGCGATAAATGCCATTCCGAGGACGTTGTTATTGTAGAGGACTTGGAGTGTATTGCCGACAGGATCTGTAAAAAGTGTGGCCACGAATTAAAAGACATTCCTAGACCATCCGCCATTAAAAAAGGGTTTATCGCTCCACCGGGTTACAAAATCATCAATGCAGACTATAGTTCCCTAGAGCCCCGTTGCTTTGCCTTTGTATCTGGAGAGGAAGCGTTGAAAGAGGTGTATTGGAAAGGTTTAGATCTATACTCAAAAGCGTATTGTGATATTTTCGACACAGAGGGGAAATACTCTGCGGACCCAAAAGATGCTAATTTTCTCAAAAAGGTAGCTAAGCCCAAACGTACTTGGGTAAAGCCGATCGTTTTAGGGATTCCGTATGGAGCTGAGGACGATCAAGTAGCTAACTTAATTGGTGCTAAAAAACAAAAAAAAGATTTCAAAGGTAGACTCGTTTTCGACGAAGACAACAACCCAGTAATGGTACCAAATACTGCGGAGGGTCGGCGAGTGAGGGAGGCCTACCTAAGTAGATATGCGAACCTATGTACCTTCATGGAAGAACAGAACGATAAGGCAGTGACTCTAGGGTATGTAGAAACCTTATTAGGTAGGAAAAGACATCTCCCCTTCGCTAAAAAGATTAACGATGTTCTTGTGGAATATGGGGTTGACTGGAAAGACCTAGCGTATGCCCCAGTTTGGGAACTTCGAAAAGGGGAAAATATCTCCTACGTATCTCTTAGGGGTAATAAGGTTAGACTGACTAAAGAAATGATGGAACGTATTCAAGAGAAAATTAAATTCCACACTTCATCTATGATTTCTAAGGGTTACTGGAAATATATTAGAGCTTTGCTGAGAGCCGATCTAAATAACGCAAAAAATATGCCAATTCAAGGCCTCGCGGGCCACATTACAAACAAGGGAATGCTTGATACAACTAGAGGGATGCGGGCCAAGAAGCTCGAGTCTTGGGTAGCTCTCCAGATTCATGACGAGATCATGGGTTACGCTAAAGTAGAGGACTCCGAAAAAGCTGCGGAGTGCTTACAACAAGGTATGGAGAAAAATGAGTTCACTAAACTTTTGGACGTAGCTATGGTAGCTGATCCGGAGATCTGTGATAATCTAAAGGAGGCGAAGTAGTGAAAACTAATACAGGAATCCTAGCATTTTGTGGATCCAAAGGGTCAGGAAAGAATACATCAGCAGATATCTTTAAGGAGATCACTGGAGTAGAGGTGGAGGAGTTGGCGCTAGCAGGGCACCTCAAAGAGACTTGTGCAGAGATTTTCGGTATAGATTACGAGAATTTTGTAAATCAAGAGCTAAAGGAAAGGGATCTAGATACTTTTATTTGTTTAGATTCGGAGAATATTACTGCATTTTTAAATGCTTTTAACATCAATGGTTTTATTTTCGACACACACATCAGGCCGCATATTGGGAAAATTCTAAAGACCCCCCGGGAAGTTCTCCAATATACAGGTACCGAGATTCTTCATACGATTGACCCCCTTATTCACGCAAAAATGGTCGTAGAGAAAAGAGATCCGACAAAGGTGACTATTCTAACCGATCTCAGATTTGTTAACGAGTTCAATTATTTTGAACTTAGAGATGACTTTACTGCGGTATATGTAAAAAACTCTGCAGCAGAGATGGTCGCTAACAAAGACCCTCACCCATCGGAGCAAGAGTTACACGAATTTAAGTCTTTTTGTTACGAGTTGGACAACCAAGGCTCTCTAATTGATTTACGAGAAAATATTAAGATGATGGCAGAGGATTTTGGACTATGAATCGTTTTGTGAAAACAGGTTTGGTGTTAATAGCCGTTCTCGCAGTTATTTATTTTGGGGAACGTATCTACACTTATGTTAGTGATTTTATAGGAGAAAATCAAAGACTCCACGAGGAGTTAGTAGGCCAAAAGCAAGAATTTGAAAAACTCTCTTTACACGCGGCTAAACTAGGGATACAGTATGTAAATGAAAAAGAATTACGAGAAAAGTTGCAAAAAGAATTCGAAACTGAAAAAGAAGCTCTTAAAGGCCGCATTAAAGTCCTCTCAAATGCCACATTTATTATCAGAGAGCGAGCTAGACGATCTGGCAAATCAGACCTGGTCTACCAAGGGAAAAAGCTCAAATATATCGTTAACGAGATTAGATTCAATCAGGGACCTCCAGTCGGTTACGTTCTCATTTTCGACGACGGGCGCGTCGTTAGTAAGCTCTATAATCATCGAATCAACATCAAAACCGCGACAGCACGTGACGAGAGTACTGGCAAGTACACAATCATCTCAAAAGCCGACTTTGAACTCCGCTCGCCTTCCATCAATGTAAATGGCGAAGAAAATTGGTATAAAAAACCCTATCCCCTAAAAATTTATGGGGGACAGGCTTTTATCGATCCTACGGAGAGGAACCAACTGAGACCCAAGTTTCAGTGGTGGGCACCTAATATAAACGGGGGCTTGAGCTTTGGTGTAGGGGCTCCTGGGGTTTTTGTGAGACCTACGTTAAATATGAGTTTTTCGGGCTTTGGCACCACGAAAAACGATTTAGATTGGAAGTTCCTACATTTAGGTTTTGATTCGGATACAGAGCTACGTTACCCTGGCGCCCACTTTATGCCTTTTAGCTATCGTTTTTGGCCGCAAGTATTACGTAACACGTACGTAGGACCTGGGGTAGGTTGGAACCCGTTAGGGGTTAACGCCCAGATTAATCTAAGTGTGGGGTTTTAAATTTGTATACTAACTCGAACCCTTTCGATAGAACTGTAATAGTATGAATTCGACAGAAGTAGAGAACTTAGTGAAAGAGGGCGTTGAGTTAATCGCCATTACGGCATCCAGTTTAGCAGACGCCAAGCCCCGTGCCTCACGATTCTTGGTTATCAATTCGTTACTTGCTACTTTTCTCAAAGATTTAGAGGTTGAGATGGCGAAATTTAAGACCATTTCAGAAGCTAGTAGAGCGCAGGCAATGGGAGTGGCTTCGGGGAAAACTATAACCGAGAAGAAACAGAATGCCGAATTAGATCCTGGCTACACTAAGAATAGAGAGAATTTCGAATCCTTGGACGCCCAAAGGGATTGGGTAAGAAACCATATCAAAATCTTTGAAAATGCACATTTAATGTACCGACAATACTCACGAGATTAAGGAGACACGTTGATGGGAAAATTTAATTTTGAAAACACTATTTCTAAGGTACAAAACTCTTTAGCTAAAGACCCTCAACGGGCGAGTCAGGTAGGGTTAGGAAACTCTCTAGCTACAGTATCTGAGAACCCAGAGGACTACGTAGTACTCCCGGAATGGTGGAAAGCCCAATACGGGATTTTGGGTTTGCGGTTTGGGCATTTTGTGCAGATTGCGGGGGAGCCTGATTCGGGAAAAACCTCTCTTTCTCTGCTAGCCATCCGTTGTGCTCAGGAGCAGGGCTACGGTGTAGTTTACGTAGAGACTGAGGGTAAGACTAGCGAAAAGGATCTGGTAGCCGCAGGAATTGATCCAAAGGGTGTTATTACGGTAGGGACTAAAATCACCGAAGAAGCTTTCGATACCGCTAACCGCACTATCGATGCTTTTTTTGATGACTTTCCCAATGAAAAGCTTTTGTTCGTGTTCGACTCCTACGGTAACACAATCTCTATGCGAGATTCTGAGTTAAACTTGACGGAAAAAGTAGCACAGGTCGGAGGCGCTGCGAAAACAAACAGAATGGGCATTGGGGCGATTGCTGCAAAACAACTAAAGCATCCGATTGCAGTTTTGGTCGTTAATTATACATACGATAATATCGGGTCTCCTGGTAAGAAAAATGCTGGGGGGAAGGCCTTGGACTTTCATTGCATGTTGACCATCCAATCATCCCGAAAAAGCTGGTACGAGCGCACTATTGGAAAACAAAAAGTCAGAGCCGGTGCCGTAGTTTCGTGGAAAACTTATAAAAACCACTATGCTAAAGCCCTTAAGGACGAAGAAGGGAACCCAGTCTTGCTACCTAAAGAGACCGTACTCCGGATCTCGGAAAAGGGTTTTGAATCCGTATAACCCCTAGGAAATATAGGAATTTCTGTTTATGAGAGATTTTTTGTTTGTAATGCTAGTCTCAGCAGTATATAATGTAGTTGATTACAATTATTACTTAACTGAAACATTATCAGGCATGTTGAAGGGGTTAATAGTAGAATGGATGAGCGCTTTACAATTATTGGTGACCCACACGTAAAGAATTCCAATCTTGACTTGGCTCGGGACTTATTTGCGTTAGTAGAGAAGAAAGGGCTTCCTGCGATCTGGTTGGGCGATCTCCTTGATACAAAAGAGGTAATCAGAGGAAAGTCGCTCAATACTTGGATTGATTATTTCAAGTCTTCAAAACTCCAGCACTTTGTTTTAGTCGGCAATCATGATTGGTTCAACTTAGACTGCAAAGAACATTCCCTAGAACCCCTTAAACTCATCCCCAACGTAGAAGTCATTGACACCCCTCGATGGACACCAGGGGGTATAGGATTCCTCCCTTATATTCACGATAAAGGACAGCTCAAAGAACTGCTCACTAAAATGGAGCAGGGTTACGTAAAGGTTCTTTTCGGACACCTAGAGCTTGAATCTTTCGATTTCGGTAACGGTTATATCTGCAAAGAAGGGCTTGGGGTTAAGGATTTTTCTAAGTTCTCCCGAGTAATTTCTGGTCACTTCCACAAATACCAAGAAAAAGATAACGTCACCTATTTAGGAACCCCATTCTCGCACAGCTTTGGGGAAGCTAACCAAGTAAAGTATATCGCTGAGTATAATGCGACCACCGACGATCTCCAACTCACTGAGACCCCGTTTCGTAAACACGTGTCTTATGAAATCAACTGTGATGCCAACCAACCGCTAGATCTAGAGACCGATCGCTCTAATCTCCATCGCGTGATATTGACTGGCTCGCAAGAAAATATCGACAAGTTTCCGCGAGAGGCATACAACGATTTCAGTATCAAGTGGATCACTCGCCCGTCTGACTATAGCATCAACGACACCACGATCGAAGACACAGCCTCAAACGAAGTACAGTTTGAAAAGTGGGCTAGAGAAGTTCAAAAACTAGATGACTATACTATTAAGCTAGGCTTAGAGCTCTTGAAGGTGAGCCGATGATTAAGGGAGTGTCTGCATTCAATTTTCTGTCCTGGAAGCGCTTGAACTTTGACGTCAGTTCGGGAATTACGCTGATAGATGGGTGGAACGAAGATGACCAAACCCCCGAGGGTTCCGGTAAGTCAGCCATCTTAAATGCCATATCGTGGTGTTTGTACGGAAAAATCCCAAAAGAAGCTAAGATGGACGATGTGATATCTCATGGGGACAGATCCTGTGACGTCGAAGTAGTATTCGAGGACGGAACTATTGTTAAGAGAACTCGAGGACCCAACACCC